TTTCACAGGGTATGCCTCTGTATTTGGGAAGAAGGATCTCCAGGATGATATCGTTGACTCGGGAGCCTTTGCCAGAACGATCAAACACCGGGGTGGTACATTCCCATTACTGTATCAACACGATCCATCTATCGTGATTGGTGATGCTACAGTCGAGGAAGACAGCAAGGGGCTGAAGGTTACCAGAGGGGAATTGGTCCTCGAAGTCCGTGCCGCAGCAGATGCGTATGCTCTGATGAAGCGTGACAAGATCAAGGGCATGAGTATCGGATTCCGCACTGTAAAAGATCAATGGGACAAGGAAGCCGGTGTTAGGCATTTAAAGGAGGTGGATCTATGGGAAGTTTCCGTTGTGACATTCCCTGCGAATCCATCTGCACTTATTCGCACGGTCAAGTCGGGTGATGCCGTTGGAGAAATAACCCGGGCGATGATTTTACAGGCAGAGAATAATGCTATCGGTCTCGCCCATCTATCAGCGGCTATCTTTGGCGCATCACCCGAAATCATTCCCGAGAATGACATGGCATTTGCCAAGGGATATGCTGAGGAACTATATAGGAAATCAGGTCACAGTGCGCCATGGTTGGGATCGTCGGATCTTGATGACATGGTGCACTGCGTTATATCTTTACTTCCATTCGCTCGCATCGATGTCCGAAAAAACCTGTATGAAGTAATCAACTCCGGATTGAACCCGTCATCGAAAGATGCCTTCAATTGGGAATCGATTATCAATACACCCGATTTGATTGGACTCCGCGAAGCGATTGATGACTTAACAAAGTTGGCTGCCGATATGAAGTCGGCATCAACATAACAATGGAGAATCACATGGCTGATGTCGATCTGAAGAAACTTGTCGAGGATATGCAATCCACGACAAAGGAGCTACGCGACACTCACAAGGAACTGAGTTCACGTGTTGAGAAGGGTGTCGGTGATACTGCACAACTGACTGAGAAGATCAAGAAGTGTAACGATGCCATCGACGAGATGGACAAGAAGTTTCAGGGCTGGCGGCTCGCCAATGAATCCAAGAAAAGCAATGGCGAGAAAAACGATGTCGAGGCAGAGGAATCTAAACAAGCATTCTGGGAATATGCTCGCTTTGGCAATACTGCTCCAGAGCGGACGAAATACCTGAAACGTGATGTTCTCAATGGTATTGGTGAGCGCAAGGCATTCGCCATCGGTGTCGATGCCGCCGCAGGATATCTTGCTCCACTTGAATATACTAAAGAGATCATTAAGGGTGCTATTGAGTTCTCACCTGTTCGTCAATTGGCAACTGTGCAGACAACTAGCACAACTGGTGTTCAGGTTCCGAAGCGCACTGGACTACATTCGGCTGTTTGGGTTGCCGAGGCTGGCGCAAGGACTGAATCTACCGGACTCACCTATGGTCTGGAAACAATCCTGGCTCATGAGGCCAGTGCATTGTTTATCAGTTCTCAGGCACAACTTGAGGATGCTGCATTCAATCTTGAATCTGAGATCAGCGAGGCCGCTACCGAACAATTTGGTGTTGCCGAGGGAACCGCTTTTCTTTGGGGCACCGGCGCTGGACAACCAATGGGTATCCTCAACACCACGATCACTATTGGTGCCCAAACATGTGCTGATTCAACTAATCATTACCTGCAAGGTAAGGATATCGCTAATGCTATTGCCAAATTGAAGGAGCCATATCAGAATAATTGTAGCATCATGATCAAGGGTTCGGCTGTTGGTCGTCTCCGTACTGAATTGACATCTGGTGGTGTCTATGTATGGGGTCCTCTTGCTGCTGATGCGCCTCCGACCATTTGGGGTAAACCTTACTATATGGCGCTTGATCTTGAGGATGATGGAACGGTCAGCAAGATCCCACTTGTTCTCGGTGACTTCAAGCGTGGTTATCGCATTGTCGATAGGCTCGCCATGGATGTCGTCCGTGACATCTATACGCTGGCTGCCAATGGACAGACTCGATTCATCATTCGCAAGCGGGTGGGTGGACAGGCTGTTCTTCCGGAGTGTTTCGTTAAGTGCACCACCGCGTAATAGGAAAGGATGAATAAGGAGAACTGTTATGGCTACCAAAGACATTGGAAGCGAATTTAAGTCGGTGTTTTCTTTTCTCCCCGTGGCAATCACTACGGCTAACCCTGTGGGTACTACTGTTGATTGCGCCGGATACAACTCTGTTGCTATCGAATTGAGTGTCGGTATTGAAACCGGCACTAGCAATTCGTTCCGCATTGAACACTCCGACCTTGTTGGTTCCGGGCATGTTGTTGTGCCGGATGCCGACATCGATGCGGATGCGTACACAACCAACAAAGCGGAACTTGTTATCACCACCTCCAACGATGTGAACATCTATCGTTGGAGGTATCGTGGCAACAAGCGGTTTATTCGGGTCAACAGTTTTGCCAATGCATCAGGCGCTATCACGTTCGGCGCGAATGTGATTCTTGGTTATCCGAAGTCTGGTCCTGTTGCGTCCTGGAACGTGTAGACTGTTTCGTGAAGAGGCCGGGTGGAGGTCTCCTCATTCTACCTTCACCCGGCATTTTTCAGGAGAGTGATCAATGCGAAGGATCTTAACAAGTCTACTTGCGCCTGCGGCATTGGCTGTGCCATTGTCTCAATTGAAAGATCAATTAAGAATCACAACGGACGCACAGGATGATTTTCTCACATCCGTTTTAAAAGATTCTATTTCATGGGTTGAAGAGTATACCGGTCGCAGCTTGATGTATCAGCAATGGGAACTTGCGATTGATACCGAGGGTGTTCCAATTGGATCTGACTATGGACAAGGATCGTATATTCCACTTGATCGCGCTCCATTGTATGCGTCATTAATTCCCGATATTAAGTATTACTCGCTTGCCGATGTCGAGCAAACAATGCCGACAACTAATTATTGGCTTGATGCTCCTGGCCGAAGGGTTGTATTGAAATCTTTGTTGTTATGGCCTTCTGATCTTCGTCCACTCAGGAGTATTGTTGTGGCTTATTATACAGGTTACAGCAAGACAGATCAGGAGAAGATCCCTCGCCCATTGCGTCGAGCCATTGTTGAACTGGCTGCTTTCTGGTTCACTAACCCATCGGCTGTATTGGTTGGCTCAATTTCAAAGGAGTTGGAGTTCGGGATCAAGGAACTTTGCGGACCATTTAGTTTGAATCTTGAGTTCTGATGGCTATCAAGATCGGCGATATGCGACACCTTGCTACGATTCAGGCTCCAACTGAAACGGTTGGTGCTACTGGTGAGGTAACAAAGACATGGGAGGATATATCTGAAGTTTATATAACCTTGGATCCTTTGAGTGCAACGGAACGATATGCACTCGATAGGATATCCGCCACGGGTACGCATACCATCCGTATGTGGGCAAATGATTCCTTGAGAATGAATCACAGGATCAAATTAGATGATAGGATTTTTTATATAACAAGTATCGTCGAGATGGATCTTTTGGCAATCGAGATCATCGTTGAAGAGAAGGAATCATAATGGTTGATAAATTCTCTTCTGGCGATATGGTGTTCGATGTTGTCGGGGTTGATCAAATCAAGACGACAATGAGTCAAATGACTCCATTGATGAAGAAACACATTGTCAAGGCAATCAATACAACTCTCATCAATGTGGACAGGCTGGCGAAGAAGAAGGCTCCAGTTGGAATCGCTAGTCAACTTCGTGCTGGTATTCATCCCACATTTGCAAAGGTCGGTAGTAAAGATCCACTCGGCATCGTTGGTAGTTATGCGAAGCATGCGGCATTTATGGAATTCGGAACCGGATCCAGGGGCGCAAAATCTTATCTAAGTAAAAAACCATCCTGGTATAATTATGGTTCCGATGTAAAGATGCCACCAATTGATGCTCTTGTGTTGTGGGTAATGAGGAAGGGCCTGGATAAGAAGTTTGGGCTGGTGAATAAGAGTGCGACTTCTGCCTCGCGTGTGGGTGCTATACGTGCTGCTGCGTTCCTGGTTGCACGTGGGATTAAGCGCAAGGGTGGACTGAAGGCAAGGAACTATTTTTATCAAGCCGCAGAACTTGAACATGAGCCGCACATGCAACGTGTGGAGCAAGCAATACTCAATGCCATCAAAGAGGCTTCAGTCAAGCCCGGTATAACATGAGAACACGAATACCGATACTCGCTGTGCAGTCTGCGATATTCTCAAGGATCAAGGCGGACTATCCCACACGCGACATATTCGTATATGTACCCGGGCAAAATAAGTTGCCACCATTTATTACACTTGGTGCTTCTATATGCACTCACGGAGGCACCAAGACTTCAATTGATTTTGAAGTATCGTTACAGATACATTGTTGGAGTCAATCAACTGGCAACACTGAGGTTGTTGGTATGGTCAATGAGGTTCTAAATTCATTGACAAGAGCTGAGCTTGACTTGGCGGCAGATCAATTCAGACAATACATGGTCGAGTTGGAACGTACGGATATTTCAGCAGAGTTCGGCGATGAAGCTGGATTGATCCAGCACGGAATCATTGCCATTAAATTTGGTGTTGAGGACATCTCACAGGCGTTTTAACCAGGAGGTTTTTCGATGGCTATTCTTGCTGTGACTACTATCAACTTCGGTACCAGGACTGGCGGTGCCACGCCCAAGTATGCGGGTCTTGATGGCACTACTGCGTTGACGGCTGCTGACGTTGCTGGTGATTCATTTCCGAATGATGGTCGCACATTTTTCAGAGTCAAGAATGGAGGTTCTGCGATCACTGTTACCATTACAGCACAGAAGGCATCCGATCAGGGATTGCTTGAGCATCCTGTTTTTGATGTCGGTGCAACTACAGGTGACAAGTGGCTCGGTCCGTTTCCTGCTGCGGAATTTAATGATGTCAATGGTCGAGTCAACGTCGCATATTCCGCTATTACAACCGTTACAGTTCGTGCATTCTCTTTAGGCGAAAGAGGCCGTGGTTAATAGGATACAGACAGGAGGTATGAACAATGGCGCTTAAGTTGGGTCGTGGTGTCCTGATTAAACTTGACACTAACAACGTTGGTGGTGGTGGTGCTTCTTGGGTGACAATTGGTCAACAGGCTGAAGGATCGCTTGAACGATCTACGGATACCGCTGATGGTAAAACCAAGGGCGACAATGGATGGCCTAATGATTTGGTTGTCGGACAGAGTTGGAGTGTTCCTTGCGAGGGTAAACTTGACTACGGCAGCGCACAGTGGACTCAACTCATCAATGCATGGAACAATGGCGCGAAACAATGGATTCAGATCGATGCCAGTGCTGTTTCTGGATTGAAGAAAGAAGGTCAGGTTATCATAGCAAAATTATCGGAGAAGTATTCTGAAAAGGATGCTGTTTCATATTCTGTAGATTTCACAGGTCAAGGTCAGATGGTTACAAGTCCGTAACCTCTTTATTGGAGAATGAGGAATGGCGAGTAAACATCGATGTGAGGTTCCGATTCAACTTGATATACCTCGGACATTAAAACTGGATTTCAATGCTTGTGCTGATTTTCAAGAAGCCGCCGGAATAAGTATTGATACATTCTTTTTCAGGATTCAACAGATATCGAAGAAGTATCATCTTGAGAAGGATTCTGTAATTCCACCAGAGGCAGCAATTGAATATACCAATGCACTTGGGATGAATCATCTTCGTCTTATTCTATGGGTTGGACTCCGACACGACGATCCCAATTTAACAGTTAAGGATGCCGGTGAATTAGTTAACTTTGCAGAGGGAGATAATATCACCGAGCAATATTCTTATATTGTTTCCAAGGTGTGCGACGCCTATGCAATGAGACAAGTCGGAAATGAGAATAAAAAAAAACAGGTCAAGAGTTCACAACCGAACCAGGATTGATTGACTTCAATTCATTAAGGGACTACGCAACTGGAAGACTTGGATTGACGGTTGATCAGTTCTGGAAGATGACTCCCTCTGAATTTGAGGGGGCGATACAAGGTCGCAACAATGCGGAGAAACAACGGCGCGTGGAGTTGGCCGCAACGGCGTTCGCCATCGCAGCCAACATCAATCGTGATAAGATATCCATTCGCAACATATATCACCTCGTTGTCGGTGAACCGATGGATGGTGGATCTAAGGACGAGGAACTTGAGGAATCAATTTACCAGGAATCTAAGTTAGATGCTATCAAGATCCGAGAAGCCGAGATCAGAAAATTGATTGATAGAGTGATGACATGCCAAGTACAGTAGGCGAGATGATTATTAAAGTCGGCCTTGTGATGGATTCGTTCACGAAGGGCATGGCTACTGTCGAGAACAGACTCGACAAATTTCAGCGTGAATTAAAAAAGACAGGTAGGGATTTAACCGAAGCAATAACGGTACCATTATCCGGTATCGCTTTCGTTGCTTTGAGAAATAGTGAAATCGCCACTGCAATATTCAGCAGATTCAAAGATCGTATCTCATCTATAATGGGTGCGCTTGGTGATCAGATAGCAACTTCTCTTGATCTTGATGGTATAGTTGATTCATTATCAGCATCATTGGCTAAAGCAGTCGGTTGGTTCCAGTCATTAAGCGAGTCCACGAAGAAGACGATACTTGCCGTGTTAGCTTTCACTGCTGCTCTTGGTCCATTGCTCCTTATCTTATCTAAGTTGATCGGAGTTGTAGGATCTTTTCTTACATTACATGGACTGATTATTACCGCCGTACTTGCTGCCGGATATGGCGTATATAAATTGGCAGATTATCTCGGAATGTTCGACTCTAAGATGATCAATGCAACAGATTCAACTGAGGCACAGGTTGTAGCCATGGAAAAGTTGAATCATCAGAATTCAATATTCCGGGTTCCAGGGACTCCATTTTCACCTCTGCCTGTGCCATACGGGCATGCGTATATACCCATGGGCGAACCATTGCCAGCAAGACCTGCGCTGCCGGATGAAGAGGTTCCTACACCGGAACCATGGAAAGGTGTTAAGAAGCCTCCCACGCCACCACCGGTTGTATTCTTACCTGGATATGTTGCTGCCGCTAAACAACTGCGAGATGCCTCAGTGGATATAGAATCAAGTTGGAAGATAATGGGTGGTGGAATGAATGTCGTCAAGTCTAACATTGACGCATTGACCGCTACTTACAAGAAATTAGAATCTCAAGTTGTAGCCACAACAGAAGCGAATGAGAGATTAGCCGCAGAAGGTCTCAAGCCATCTGATGCAACAATGGCCGCATTGCAACAGACATCAGATAAGATGGTCGAGATCAAACAACGCATTGAAGACCTTCAATCACCATGGAACCAGTTCATTGGATTAATGCAGGCGGTTCCGCCGATGGCACAACAGATTGCAGCTGTATTGATGAATATCGTGCAGACATTCTCGCAGGGAGTTGGTGATGCAATTGCCCAGGTGGTGGTGTACGGAGCATCGTTAAAAGACATTCTAAAAGTTCTGATGAAACAGATCGTGGCAGTTGTGATATCGAGTCTGGTTCAGATCGTTGTTCAACGTCTCATTGCTATGGTGGTAGGTATAACAGCAAGTGCTACAGAATTGATCGCTAATATGAAAGCGTATGCTGCGACCACATACGCGGCGGCATTCGCTTCAACGTGCGCGATACCTATAGTCGGCCCTGCTGCGGCTGCTGGTGTTGCTGCTGGAGCATTGACGGCAATGCTCGCAGGATCGGTTGGTGCAGGCGCGGCTGGCGCTGGCGTTGGCACATCCATCGCGGCTGCGGCAACTGGTGGACTATTCTCAACTCCTCAGATCACACGCATTGCAGAAAAAGGAAAACCCGAGATCGTTTTAAATCAAGAGAACGTGAGGAGATTCTTTGGTGATACTGGTGTAAGAGGCAATCAAAGGATCACAGTATATCTTGATGGAGATATCATCACTGATAAGGTGGTTCGCGGCATGCCATCATATCTCAGATTACAGGGAGCAATCTAATGCCTACTCTTGATCAACGGAAGAACTTTGCCAAGGGAATCGTATCCACCGGATATGATGCGGCAGCCACGACAATCGTGCTGGCTACCAATGAAGGATCTAAGTTCCCCTCTTTTGCAGGGAACCCTTATAACGTGGTCTGGTGGAACTCAACCGACTTCGCGGATCCAGCCGACGATCCAACCGCAGAGATCGTGCGCGTGACTGCGCGCACGGGTGACTCGCTCACAGTCACGCGCGGGCAGGAATCTACCTCGGCTTCCACTCATCAAGCATCCGGCAAGGTATACAAGATGGCATTATGCGTCTCTAGGAAGATGATCGATGATATCGAGGCGGTAACAACGGGGTTGACTAAATGCGCGTTCATGGCCAAGGCTACTAGTGCGCAGTCTTTACCAACTACCTACACCCAAATTGAATTCTATGAGACTTACGATGATGGTGCATGTTTTGACAATGACCAGCATCGTTTTGTTGCACCGAAAGTAGGATATTATTTTTTCTCGGCATGCTTTGAAGCTGCAAATGAAATCGGAAAAGTCATGACCGGGGTGCTCATGAGAAATGAGACCATTATAAATGCTTCAACCTCTACCCCATTAGCATCTATTGCATTGCATACAATTCATTTATTTAGTATGACTTATCTAGACGCCGGAGACTTCGTTTCTGTCCGGTCTACTCATAATAATGTAGCAAATATTTCCTTAGAGTATAATGATAGCCGATGTATTTTTACAGGATTCTGTGTTTATAATGGATCATGAAAGATGTATGGATGTTTCTCATACGGATCTCTAGTGCCTGGTGTTCCCCAGAATGTTATCAACCAGGTTATGCCGTATCGGGTAGTACTCAACGGCTCCAATGTTACCAACATTGTGATGGATGGAAGTGTTGAAATCTCAGATATCATCGAGGGACGTTCCGTTTGCCGATTCTCCATTCGTGACAATGGAAAAACCATTCATACAACTCCTGGAGAATCTGTTTTCGTGACTTGGTACGGAGCAAGGATTTTCGGTGGATCGGTTGAGACTGCGGAAGAAAGCGCGCCGGATAAAGAGTCTGCTTTGTTTTTAAAGATTCGTGCGGTTGACTTCACCTCACTAGCCGATCGTTACACGGTCAATAATAGATATGAAAATGATACAGTTCGAGAAATCGTCACCGACATCGTGAACAATCAAACCGGACTCGCACTGGACGGAGTGACCCTTGATGATGTGCAAGATGGTGTTCCCTTGTCTATTGCTTCATTTAACCATCTAAGAGCATCTGACTGTTTTCGAGACATATCAAATACTACAGGTATGTCATGGAACATAAATGCTTATAAAGTTTTCCAGTTCTTTGATCGTGCTACATATATAGCACCATTCAACATAGGCGATGCGAATCCAATTCATAGAGAATTTAATTATACAAAGACTCGCGGTCAGTATCGCAATAAACAGATCCTTCGAGCAGGGAAGGATAAGACAATCTGGCAGTTCGATTATTTACGCGGGTCATCTGCCGCACCCGAGGCAGGTGGCACAGGAGTAGATCCAGAGAAGCGTGTCAGAACCTTCATATTAAAATATGATTTAGCAGAACTTCGGGATACAGGAAGCGCGGCACCATATAATCTATGGATCAAACGCGGCACCGTTATTCAACGTGTTGGAATCAAAGGCATAGACGAGGATGATGATTTAACAGTTGGTAGCAAAGAGATAAACCAGAATAGCGCCGAGGACGAGGGAGCCAATCCTACAATGCTGCCAACTGAGCGTCTTGAAGTACAATACAAGGGATCCTTCCCCATCATTCTTGATGTTGAATCGTATGATGAGATCCAAGCGCGCAAAGCTATCGAGGGAGGATCGGGAGAATACCAGCATGTAGAATCTGATGAGGCTATAGATGGCTTGGATTTCGCTAATGAGAAGGCGAACACACTCCTTGCTAGGTATGGTCGAATCCCAAATGAAATCAGCTATGGTACGGATACACCAGGACTCATGGCTGGTATGATCCAAACTAACAGATTCGCTATACACGGATTGGCTGATACTCAATTCCTAATCAATGAAGTTAGAATTAAGATAATGCCTGGTCCATTTCTTCGTTGCTCAGTGAAGGCTATAGATGGTGAGCAGCAAGATGGCTGGACTGATTACTTCAGGCGGCAATGGCTGGCTGGCCGGAAATTCACGATCCGCGAAAACGAAAAGATAGCGATCTCGAAGACATCGAATGATACCGCAACGATAATGGATACGCTCACGGAGTCTGTCCATAACAGTGTGACTCTAAATGTATGGTCTGAAGATCCATTCAATTGGGCTATCGTTGGATCACCATTTGATAGCGTTTATCAACGTGCGCTGCCTGGGTGCATAGTTGGCAGAAGCAAGATAGGATTGCCGTATGGATTATAATCAGGATTCGACACCAACATTTTTGGTTATCCCTAACTTGGAAATAGAGATCAGAGATACCGGCAGAAAACTTATAGATGTGGTGAAGACACATAACCTCATTACAAATAGTGGAATCAACCAATATCGAACCTTGTTTGGTTATCCTACAATCCATGGACCTGGCTCCACTCCAGCATATATCGCTATAGGATCCGGCAACACGATTCCATCTATGTCACAAACCACGCTCACTACTGAGGTATTTCGAAACTCGCTTACGACAAGCGTGGCAGAAGGTGATGATAAGATCCATCTTCAACTC